CAGCTTGGAGTAGGTTGCCTGCCCGCCAAATGTTCCGCCCTGCGGCACAATGGTACGGCTCAACTTCACCTGCGGCGACATGGCGGCGAAGATATTCTGCAGCTCTTCCAAGCCCACCTTCTTGCCCAGTTCGATGAACTGCTCCTTCTTGTCTGCACCGATGCGCTTCTCCCCGATAGCGGTGTCCACCGCAGCGGTGATGCCCGCGAGCGTCAGGGTATCCTTGTCCTTCCTCAGTGTCTCGTTCTCCGCCTTAGAGGTCTTCAACTGTTCGATGGCAGCCTCGATGGCTGACTCATCCGCCGTTTCCGGCAGGCCTAACTGCAAGGCCAGCTTTTTCTGTTCCATTTCCTTCTGTTGATTTGGTTTGTTGATATTCAGTACAGGCAACGGACACTCCCCGTCCTTGCCCAGCGTGATACGCTTCCCGTCCTTCTGCAGCACGATGGCATCGTCGTTCGCCCCGATGTCCACCAGGCTAACCTCGAAGAGCTTGCTTTTCGTGATGGTCGGGCTGGTCTGTCCCTGGACCAGAACTTCCTTCTCCTCACTCATCTCCAGGATGTCGATGCCGATGCTCACCATCCTCAGACTACCGAACTCGTACTGCTTCTTGCAGCGTTTCGAGAGTTCGGACGCCTCGTCGAACATCAGCTCGCCCGTCACCTCATCGTTCTCCACCTTCAGGTCCTTCACGTAACCTATGACATTGCCGCGCTCGTGCTGGTAGAGCAGTACCGGATTACGGCAGTACTGCCCCACGTCCATGCCCGAGGTCAGCACGCGCGTGCCGTAGCTGTTCAGGCTGTCGTTTGAAATTCGTACTCTCTTGCTCATCGTTTTTTCGTTATTGTTAATCCGTTCAGCCGGGGTTCTCCGCCCGACCGCGATGCAATATTAGCCCATCGTCCGCACCCCACGAAAAAAGTATGCAACGGTTGCACACTTCTATGAAACCGTTGCACACTTTTTTTGCCCGAATACGGAACTGACGCAAATTTGCCCAAGTAATCATTCATTCATGCGCTTATGACGAAAGCAGATACAGAGAAAAAGAAGTCGCTGGCCAGGTCACTCTACCTCGCCGGCATGGAGCAGACGGAGATCGCCGAAAAGGTGGATGTCTCGCGCGTCACCATATCCAAGTGGTGCAACGCCGAGGGCTGGAAGGAGGCCAGGGCGGCAAAGAGCGTGACTCGACCCGAGCTGGTGAACAAGCTCCTGCTCACCATCGACACGCTCATCACCCAGGTGAACGCCTCCGACGACCCGACGCTCATCGCCGGGCTGGGCGACAAGCTCGCCAAGCTCTCAGCGGTTATCGAGAAGCTCGACAAGAAAGCGAACGTGGTGGATGCCATCGAGGTGTTCATGGCATTCTCCAAGTGGATAGAGTTCCGCTCCGCCGTCGACCCCGAGGTCACGCCCGAGCTCATCAAGGCCATCAACAAGTACCAGGACCTGTACATCACCGAACAGATGGGCATAAAGTAGGCGGACATGGCGACACAGGCGGAACAGAAACTGGCTTACGAGCAGTGGAAGGAGCACTGCAAGAGGGTGCAGTCCATCACCGACACCTCCCTCATGGCCGTCGAGACCCCGGCAGCACGCGACAAGCGACGCAGGCGCCTGCTCGACAACTACGCGGCCTTCTGCGAGTACTACTTTCCCCACTATCTCACCCTGCGCGACAAGGTGACGGGGGAGGTCCTGCGCACCATACACAACGCCCCCTTCCACAACGAGGCGGCACGCAAGGTGCGCTCCACGCCAAACCTCAAGGCGGTATTCCAATGGCCGCGCGGACACGCCAAGTCCACGCACTTCGATATCTTCATGCCCCTGTGGCTGATGTTCCAGCCCAAAAGACTCATCAACTTCATGGTCATCGTCGGAAAGTCAGAGGACTCCGCCATACGCCTGCTCGGGGACATACAGGCGGAGCTGGAACACAACCAGCGCATCATCGCCGACTTCGGACGGCAGCGCGGGAGCGCATCGTGGCAGGACGGAGAGTTCAAGGCTGCGAACGGCGTGAAGTTCCTCGCATGCGGACGGGGACAGTCGCCACGAGGCCTGCGCGACCGCGAGAGCCGCCCGGACTACATCGTCATCGACGACCTCGACGACGATGAGCTCTGCCGCAACGAGAAGCGCGTGCATGATCTCACGGACTGGGTGAAGGAGGCCCTCTTCGGGGCGCTCGACGTGGGGCGCGGACGATTCATCATGGTCGGCAACCTCATTTCCAAGAACTCCGTGCTCTTCAACATTACAAAGACCCCGGGCGTGTTCGTATCCGTCATCAAGGCGGTGGACCGCAACGGCGAGCCGGTATGGCGTGGGAAGTGGACGAAGGAGGAGGCGCGCGAGTACCGCAACTTCGTGGGATACCGCGCCTGGGAGAAGGAGATGATGCACAACCCCATTGTGGACGGCACCATCTTTCGGTCCGAGTGGATTCGCTTCAAGAAGATGCCCAAACTCTCGAAGTACGAGATGCTGGTGTGCTACACCGACCCGTCGTTCAAGTCCACGACATCCAACGACTACAAGGCTTCACGCCTATGGGGAAAGATAGGGAACGAGCTCCACCTTATAGACTGCTATGTCCGGCAGGACACGGTGTCGGGCATGGTGCGATGGCTCTACAACCTCTACGAGTCGCTGCCCGAGGGGGTAGCGGTGCGATTCTTCATGGAGGCGAACTTCATGCAGGACATCATCCTCGACGAGTTCACCACCGAGGGGAACATCCGGGGATACCAGCTGCCGCTGCTCCCGGACAAACGCAAGAAGCCGGAGAAGATACAGCGCATCGAGGCCATATCTCCCCTCTGGGAACGGGGTTTCGTGTTCTATAATGAGGCACTCAAGGACTCCCCGGACATGCAGGTAGGCATCGAGCAGACGCTGGCGCTCGAGCGCGGAAGCCGCGTGCATGACGACGCACCGGATGCGGACGAGGGCGCCATCTGGTACCTCCAGCGCAACACCCGGCAGGAAAGTTTCAAACCGATGTTCGGCGCACGCCCGACATCCAAAAACATATGGTAACATGATACAACTCATCAGAAGGCTCATATTCGCCTGGAAATACAAACGCGCCGTCCGAACGGCGACAAGGCTCGCCGAGCTCACCGGCATGCGCTATCTCGTGATTTACCTGAACGGCTCGCTCAAGGTCGTGCCAAAACAGACCATCAGGGAACTGGTGCGCAGGCACCGCTTCCGCAAGGGGGTGACAGTGGACGATATCGAGCGTCGGGCTCTCTTCATAACCAAATAGAAAGGAGGAAATATGTTCGTAACGGAAGAGGACTACAAGGTCGTCATCGGCGACACCGCGCTGAAGGTCATATCGCAGGTCAGCACGGAGAACAGGGAGAACGCGGAAGCGGAAGCCCGGGAAGAGATTGCAGGATACCTGCGCCCCAGGTACGACACCGGGGCGGTATTCGGGGCCGAGGGCGCAGAGAGAAACCGGCTCATTGTGATGTACACCTGCGATATCGCGCTCTACCACATGAGCGCGGCCATGCCGCAGAAGATGGGAAGCGAGATACGAAAGGAACGCTACGACCGCGCCATAAAGTGGCTCGAGGGAGTGCAGGCGGGGAGGATCATTCCC